CTATTCATTATCACTCATCTTGTGAAGAAAGTTCTCTATCGTTTCTAACACACCATCTTGATCGTTACTAACTGTTTGATATTTAGCAATAGCTTTAATTTCTTCTGTCGCATTTGACATAGCGTAAGAAATATTTGCTGCTCTCAACATTTCCACATCATTGCCCCCATCACCAAAAACCATCACTTGATCCTGTTTCAATCCCCACTTTTCAAGAAGAATAGCGATACCATCCGCTTTATTGACATCAGCTGGTAAGACATCGATACAACCAAAACCACTAGAGGTCAATCTGATATGATGATTTTTAAAGTGTTCACTAATATCTAACAACATCTCAGAAACAAGATTTTCATTTACCCAAAGTGTCATTTGAAAATAGCGGTCATCATCTAAGGGCAGCAAATGGTCTTTATAGATAAAATTAGGCATATAGTATTCTAATTCAGTCCGCCTATTAATAGGAGTTCTTCGCTCAAGGTATGAACGTTTTTCACCAGATAAGCTGATGAGTGTCTCAGGATAGTTCTGATATAAATAGGATAAAACAGCTGCAACTGTATCATTAGATAAATAAGTTTCTTTTAGTAATGTGCCATCTTGATCAATGACACGACCACCATTTTCAGCGACGTAGGCGATACGATTAGGGTATTCCAAAAAGTTTAACAACAATTGATCGTATAAATTACCACTAGCAGCTACAAATTTAATATCATACTTCTCCATCAACGTTAATAAAGAAGAAAACCGTGCTTTATCATAAGTTTTATCTGAGCGTAGAAAAGTTCCATCCATATCTGTTGCTATCAATTTAATCATACAATCTAACCTTTTCCCTTTCAAGGGGATGCAAAACCCGAGTGGGGTGTGCATCTCAAATCCTAATATAACTCCTTCTATTATAACACAGAAACACCAAAAAAAGACGTGCCGAATTGACACGTCTTGTCTTCTATAAATCAATCCGAACACCATTTTTGAAGGTGAGGCTGATTTTCTTGCCCTCTTTAATATCCAATCGCTCAACACTAGTCTGCCAGAGTTCTTGATTGAAATCTGTGATGAGGTCTTCCTGCTGTTTGAGTTGTTGGATAAATCCATCAAGACTTAGCTGTTTACTTTTCTGCTCTTCTAAGGATGACGTAGCTTCCTGCAACTCTTTCTGCCTTTCTTGGTAGGCTGTTACTAGAGTATCGTACTGCTCTTGGTAAAGGTCTTGATTCTGAGCCTTCCTTGCATTTCTATCAACCAAGTCTTCAATGTCTTGTCGAATAGTTTCAAGTTGCTGCTCCAAATCATCAATCTTGTTTTCAAGCGGTGAGGTGTCTTTTGCCAAGTCAATCAAGAGTTCTGTATTAGCGACAATCTCCTCTCGATTACTGAGGAGTTGGTTCATGGCTGATAGGAACCAACCTTTAATCTCTTCCTCCGTCACATGAGGTGTCTGACATTTATGCTCGCCCTTATACTTGGCATTGCACTGGTAGATGGTTCGTTTGTACTTGCTGGTAGAGTGCCACACCTTACTTCCAAAGGCTGACCCACAGTCACCGCAGAACAGTCGTCCTGTGAAGATGTTATTGGTTTGCCGTTTCTTTTCTAACTTATCCAATTCAACCTGAACCAAATCAAAGACTTCACGCTTGATAATGGCTTCATGGTTGTTTTCCACATAATACTGTGGAAGTTCCCCTTCATTAGGTTTGGTGCTTTTGGTCAAGAAGTCCGTTGTAAAACTTTTCTGAAGGAGGGCATCCCCTTTGTATTTTTCATTCCGAAGCATACGCTTAACTGTACCGTAACTCCACTTCCTTTTCCCTTGTGGGGTTGGAATCCCTTGGGCAGTCAACTCCCTTGCGATTTTATTGGGGTTGTTGCCCAGTAAAACCTGATGGAAAATGTACCTCACGATTTTAGCTTCTTCTTGGTCAATTTCAAAACCACCCGTGTCACTTTTCTTGAAGCCTAAAACTTGGCTGTAGGAAAAGGTCACTTGCCCTTCAGCCAACTGGCGTCGTCTGCCCCAAGTCACGTTCTCTGAAATGGAACGGCTCTCCTCTTGAGCAAGACTCGACATGATGGTAATCAGAAGCTCCCCTTTAGAATCAAAGGTCCAAATGTTCTCTTTTTCAAAATAGATTTCAACACCTGCTTCCTTGAGTTTGCGAACCGTTGAAAGGGAGTCCACCGTGTTTCTGGCAAATCGGCTGACTGACTTGGTTAAAATAAGGTCTACCTTTCCGACAAGGGCATCTTCCACCATTTCTTGAAACCCAAGTCTCTTTTTGGTGTTTGTTCCAGAAATCCCTTCATCGGAATACATCTTGACAAATTCCCAATCTGAGCGACTGTTGATGTAGTCTGTGTAGTATGTCATCTGAGCTTCGTAGGAAGTTGTCTGATCTTCATGGTCAGTGGATACCCTGGCATAGCCTGCCACTCGTCGTTTGGTAAAGCTGGGCAGGTCAACCTTATGGGTGACTTGTTTGGCTGGTTCTATCGTGATAACTTTTTTCATGTCTACCGTCCTTTCTGAATGATGACGTGTTTTTCTTCTCCATTTCTATAGGTCGCTTTAGCTTCATTGGTCACGCTATTAAAAGAAATATGGTGAATGTCTTCTGTATTTATTCTCTCACCAAAGGCTTGAAAGAGCTGTTCTTCTGTAACGGTACGTCCTAGACAAGCCTCGACACCCTTGGCATCTCTTGTCCTGCAGTAATACCTCACTCGCTTTTCCTGATTAGATTTGGTCTCCAAAGTTAAAATCATGTCTAAACCGCAGTGCTCACAATACACTTTGCCTTGTAACTTTGCTAGGGCATCATGCTTTGATACTCTCCTCCTAGCACGCCGCTTTTTCTCTTGATTGACCTGTTGGAAATACTCTGGTGTCACAATGGCTTCGTGGGCATTCTCAACGATATACTTTGCCATCTGCCCATCGTTTGGAATGGAGCGACTGCCAAAATGATCTCGAAAGGTCTTCTGTAAAATAAGTCGTCCGCAGTAGGCTTCTTGGTCAAACATGTTATAAATAATTCGCTTAGTAAAGCGATTCCCTAGCCTTGTTCGTTCTCCCCTATCATCAAGCTTTTTAGCTATTTTTGGGGCTGAAAGTCCTTCCATATACCATTCAAAGACCTGTCTGACAATTGAGGCTTCATGGGGTTCAATCACATACTCTTCGCCATTCCATCGATAGCCAAAGATGTCTTGGGGAATATAAGATTTCCCTTCTTCAAAGCGCTTCTTCACTCGCCATCTGATGTTTTGACTGATAGACTGTGATTCTTCTTGAGCCATGGAGGCAAGCAGGGTTAAAAGCAACTCCCCTTCAGCGGTTAGGGTGTCAATCTTCTCCTTTTCAAAGCGAACACTGATACCAAGTCGCTTCAGCTCACGAACAGTTTCCAAAAGCTCCACCGTATTTCGCCCAAAGCGTGAAATGGACTTGGTTAAGATTATGTCAATCTTACCTTTCCGACAATCTTCAAGTAACTGTTGAAAGTCTCGTCTATGTGCTTGACTGCGACCACTAATGGCTGAATCGCTATAAACTCCCACATAGTCCCATTTAGGATTTGCCTGTATCATTTGGCTGTAGTGGCTGACTTGATTGGATAAGGACTGGAGTAAACTCGTATGCGAAACCCTAGTGTATGCGGCCACCTTTAACCTTTTGATGGTAACCTTTTGGGCTTGTATCGTTTTGATTTGTTTCATTGATACATCTCCTTTCGCAACTATATATCACTCTAAAGCCCTTATTTATCAAGTTTTTAGGCCACTAATTGGCTCAGAAATGGCTCATATTTTTCGAGCATTTTTTCCTTAAATTCTTGGAAGACGGCTTCAGAAATCAGACCTTGAGACAGGAGCTGCTTGGCCTGTGCCATAGTCAGTTGGTAGGTAAGTTCTTGTTGAAAGTCTTGTTCTGTCATTTCTTGTCTCCAAATCTAGCAGTCACATAGCACTTACGACTACAATATTTTCTCTTAGGATTAGCGTAGGAGGTAAACTCACCCCCACAAGCCAAACAGACATGCTCGGTATAGGCCTGTCGATTGACTTCCTCCAAATGGCTGTTCCACCAAGTTTGGCGACAGGACGTTCCACAAAAGCGTTTCTTTTTCTTACCATTTGTATGCGTCAAAACACGACCACAAGCATGACAATAATCTGGTAAAACATCATCTGTTTTCTCACCAACCTTTACCGCATTCCGACGACAAAATGACTTTATGGTGTTAGACGATAGACTGAGCTTTACGCCAATGGCTTTATAACCAAGTCCATGTTCTCGTAAATAACGAATAGTTGCTTTTTGTTCTGGGATCATGACTTTCCTCCTTCTATCTACTAGGTGACTAAAAGTGATATTTAGTCCAAACTAAAGAAAACTTTTTCTCTACATGACTAGGTAACTTTTAGAGGAGTTTTTCCGGTTTTTTGAAAAAACTTCTCTCTACCTTCCTAAGTAAGTTTGAGAAGGAAAATTCCGCCACATGGAAAAAAAGAAAAAAGAAAAAGCCTGATGTTTCCACCAGGCTTGATAACTTTTATCCTAATCTGAACCAACCGATGACTTTTCCAAGTTTGACTGTGCCAGTCGCATCATAGAGTGAGCCATCTGCCATCCAGACACGTTTCACTCGGCGAGTAATACCGCCTCCACCAATTTCCAATTGGTCATTGACACCATTCTTGTTGTGGTCAGAATAGCCATCGACATTCTGTTCCACACCATCAATGCTTATACCATCTGAGTCGGTAATACAAATGCCAATGTGCCCATAAGGGTGACTGTCTGTCTTAATGACATAGAAATCGCCAGCTTTGGGATTTACTCCCCAAGCATCCTTGATGACTGTAAAGCCATTGGCTTTTGCCTTGGTTAAGCAGTCAATGGCATTGGTGTAAGCCATATCCTTATCGGTCAACTCCTGTACAATCTTATCCACCAGACTGACGCATTGTCCGCCATAAGGGTTGGTAGGAACAGTCACCTTTTGCCCTACCTTAGACAGGGCAGATGCAACTGCACGTTGAGCAAGGCTTGTCGCCACTGCCTTGATGGAACTGGTTGCCTTATGGACTTTCAAGGTCTGACCAATCTTTAGGACATCCGTTTTCTTCAAGCCGTTCAAGGCTAACAGACCATCAACGGTTGTGCCAAATTTCCTAGAAATCTTCCAATAGCTATCTCCCTTTTGAGCCGTATAGGTTTGTTCTGAATGACCAAGGGTTGTGCCTTCCACATCCTGCTCCAACACCCAAGATGTAATCCCTTCAAGCAAGTAGGCTCTCTTACTCTGAGACTGGTTTACCGCTTTGACTTTGAGGACTTTGTAGGTGCGACCCTTGACCCAGCTTGCCATCGCTTGACCCGTTTGGTAATGAGTCGCATGACCAAGCACACGAACACTATCCCCAACGTGATAAACAGGGCTGGTAGAAGCATTGGACTGTCCTCCTTGCTTACTGGGGGCGGCAGAGACAACTGTCTTCACCTCCTCTTGGGTAATGGCAGAGACGAGACCTTTGGCCAGTTCTTCCTTCTTATTTTCAAAGATGGTCATGTCCTCTTCGTTATCAATAAAGGCAATCTCCACCAAGCGGTAAGTATACCCACGGTTTTTGGCTTCGTTGGCATTATAGAGCCAATCCACCTTCTTAATCCCACGATTTTGGAAATGACGGCTAAGGACAGATAGAATAGCCAAGTCCTCCTTATCTGCCGTCAAAGTGGATTGAATGAGAACTTCCGTCCCTCGTGCCGTGCCATTAAGGGCATTGAAATGAAGCTCGGTAATAGAGTCATAGCCCTTACCAAGACTTGCCAAGGACTTATAATCATAGACGTTTTGGTCTGTGATATAGTCAATGTTTTTTCCGCTGTACTTGGACATGAGTTTTGCTAACTCACGAACCTTGCCAGATTCTGTGATGCCACGTTTACTATTCACTGCACCTGGATCATAGGCAGTTCGTCCTTGCCCATGTCCACAAATTACTAGATGTTTTCCCATATTAGTCTCCTTCTTTCTCGTTGAATTGCTTTAATAGTGCTTGTAGTTTATTAGGGATAGGTAAACCAATCCGCACCGCATTTTCCAAGATACTTAAGCCTTCATTGCTCAAGTAAAAGAAAATCACCATGGTGCGAATCGCCCCACCCTGTTTGATGATTTCAGTATCAATGAGGTGTCCCACGGATACCAAAAAGAGAATGGCAATCTTTTTGAAGATCCCTTTAAAACCTATGCTGCTGGAGAGGTTCTTCTCGACAACTGCCGCAAAGACCCCCGTCACATAATCAATAATGAGAAAAATAAAAAGGGCATATAAAACCCCGTCAACTTCTCCCAAAATAGAACCGATAAGCCCTCCAATCGCTGAGAAGAGAACTTTGTTTGTTGCCAGTAATTCTTTCATAATGACACTTTCCTTTCTTATGCTGTCCTACGCCAACGGTAAACCGTGACGTAAGGTTGTAAGTTGTTGTGTGGCTTGTTGCCACCAGTATTTCCTGTATTATTCCCTTGCGGATAAGTATTAGAATTTCCATCTGATCCATAATCACGTCTAATAGCTTTATTACCATTATTAGCTGAAACATATTGAGCGTGAGAGTGTGATGGCATCTCATCAATGGTCAAGGTATGTGTCTTACTACCACCTGACTTATTAACACCATTAAACTCACTTTCAGTTTCAGATACGCCAACTAAAACTCGACCATTGCCAAATCGCTCCCAACTGCCACCCATGATGGTTGCTGGACTGATGTTTGACGTAGATTCATAAATGACACCCACTGGGTAAAAAATATCAAGAAGTTTTTTATTCTTCATATAAATCTCACCGTCAAAATAAGCAGGCAAACTCCCATCCACATCAAGCACCCCTCTTGTCCACGCTTTGCCTATCCCCATACCAGATGGACTTAAGCCGTAGACGACCTTCTCTGGACCAACGGTAAATTCAAAGGTCGTGGCATAAAAGAGGTCTGCGAGCTTTCCAATAATGTTGTAGGATTTCGTAGTATCATAAGTGCCACCTAAAATAGCTTGGAAATCCGTTTTTGTGTGTTCTGTTGTTGACATCCAGTTGGCGGCACCACCAACGTTTATAACCTTCTGGCCACTTGCCAAATCAACCACTTCCCATGTCAAGGTTGCCTTGTTCTTTTGAACACTATTGATGGTTAAAGGGGCAATCTTAAACTTTCGTGTGACCGTCACCTGATTCATACTAGAACCAGCACGAACCGCTGAGAATGAAAAGATAGGTTTGAAATACTCTAATAGGGTTATCTCTACTTCTTTTCGAGCACTTTGTCGCCCTCTCGAATCGGTCACATAGGCAGAGACCTTAGCGCGACCAATCCAGTTGATACCTCCAAAAAGACCGTTATTACTCGTTACCACATTAGGCAATTGAACCCACTGATTATTCTCAAATTTAAAGACCTCTGCACGATAACCCGTTGAAGGAATCGTCGATCCGTAAATACCTGCTCCTTGATTGAAGGTCACTTTAGGATTAGACACCAACTGGGCAAAACTTGTGCCAGTTAAAATCGTTTTTGCAGTGGCATGTGATTCTGAAACAGAAATACTGCCCAAAGTTGGAACAACAGACGTCGGTAGGTTGAGGGTAATGGGAATTGTCATTGAGCCTATCGTCTTTCCACCATAGATAGTGGCTAGCGTTAAATGCCCATTACCTGAGGTGCTATTTGGTATTTGAGTTGCTAATTGAGAAATCGAAGGCGTCCAAGTTACAGAGGTCGCAATGCCTGATCCAATCGTGCCGCTTAGACTCCCAAAATGCCAGGTCATGTTATGGGTAAAATCACTACTGGCACGTTTAATCGTAATAGTTACGGCTTGTCCCATCATATTGCCTGACACCGTGGCACTAGATGACCGTGGGATATCACTTAAGCGTAGCGTTTGTGACCCCGTATTTAAGGTGCCAGGCGACCAACCCCCAGAGCCTGAAAAGGTCGCTGAAAAACTGATGGTTTTGGAGCCATTGGAATCATGCGGTACAGTAATGGTCTTATCAATCAAGTGGAGGGAACTATGAGCCGTGTACATATCGGGTCGCCCTGACCAAGAAAGTGTCTGCCCATTGATGGACACACTCGCCCTACAGTCATACATCCCAAAGGTCGTATAACCATTCTTTAGCCAGAGTTGGACTCGGACAGTAGATGTATTGTCAGCGGTCGAAGTGCCTGTTTCTTCCACTCGCAAAAGTAGGGTATAGCCCCTATCATTATTTGAACCATAATCTGCCATAAGGTCTCCTTTCTACTTGGCATCAATAAAACGACAAACCAGATGCTTGGCATTATGCCTTGCGGCTTCTAGTCGGTAATATCCAACCTGTAAGGTCTCCACAAAGACCCCATGATGAATTTTAATGACACCAGCTGTAACCGTCATAACGGCATTACCAGCTGACTTAATCATCATCCCTTGTGGGGTTAATTCGATATATTCAGAGTTATCCTTCTTACCAATAATCACCCCATTATCACCAGCTCTCAAATAGGTATTGACAAAGTTAAGCAAGAGACTGTTAGCTTTAAGATCTGCTTCAATAGCTGCGATACGAGCCGTATTATCAATAAAGTCTTGATTAAATTGCGCAAGGACAGCTTCATTATTCTTCTCAAACTCTTTATAAGACTTGAGCCAATCAGCTACTTCTTTTGCAAAAGCTCTCGCTTCAAGGTCCACTCGGAGAGATTCTGTCTTTTCAGTTAGAAGGTCTAATTGCTGCTTCATAAACCCGTTGTCAGCTTTGGCATCAATCTGAGCGATAAGATCATTCAAAGAAGGCCCAGGCGCTGAAGCAACGTTGCCATCTTCCAATTGAACATTTCTAAGATAAACCACATCACCTACTGACCACGAACCTGACTTTAAGTAAAAGATATAAGAATAGTACTGATAACTACTTACTTTCCATGAAGAAACACACCTTTGCCAATCTGTTGTTACTTCGTAAGTTTTCGTTCCACCTAGTTCACAACCCATATTGAGTGTGACAGATTTTGAACACTTAATATCAATTGAAAAAGTCATCGTCGCACCAATTCGACTCCTTAAATCATGGAAGTTCCGATGAAAGCCTCCAGTACCTGCTTTGGTACAGGTCAACTTAATAGTCACCCCACTAACAGAACTCGTATCTTCAATTACCTCCTTCTTCCACTCAGAGGTAACAGATGAAAAAGTCATCGCTTTCATGGCATAATCGTCAATGTAATTGCGACCACCAAGTTCCGTTCCCTCAAAAAAGGATGACCAGATATAGTCACCAGGATTGGTTGAAGGGGTTGCGCTCTCCTTATTGACTGCTAGACCAAGGTAACGTTTGCCTGTTGGAATGGCAGAGAGTCCTTCTCCCTTGTCACTATCTGCATACATCCGCCAAGTATAAAGGGTCTTTCCGTCCTTACCTGCCTTTCCATCCATACCCTTGTCCCCATATACACCGATGACAACAGGTGTTGTTACTGTCGTTGAGCCATTGGTGAAAGTGGTTTTTTCATAGTTCCACAGATATTTAAGCGTTGAGGTGAGAAAGGGAATGGTTTTGCTCCAACCAGAGTTTGTTGCTGTTACACCAGTCTTTTGTGCAGAGACTAAGTAGTACTGCTCCCTTAATTGAATGCCCACCCCATCTGCTCCAGCGTCCCCCTTTGGTCCAGGGGTTAAAGAGATAGTTTTAAGATCAACTTTTGTCGCTAGGCTTTCCCCCCTCACCTTTAGGAGGGGCGTATCAATGGAAAGATTCCCATCCCTATCCAAACTAAAGACCGGGGTGTGCCAGCCAGGAATAACGACCTTATCTGCTTCAATTTCTAGGCTCTTCACATACTCTGATAGAATCTGTTGGGAAACAAGTCTTGTCATCCATGCTGAACTAGAGACGGTCAACTCATCAATCTTAGCTTTTTGAAGGGCTGCGACTCGTGCTTCTAAGGCATCAGTTGCCAGATAATCAAGCGCAGCTTTCTTCCCAGAACGCTCGCCTTCTGCTTTGGCCTTAGCGATACCATCTTCAACTTCTGTTTGAAGACGCTCAAAGTGCCTATCAAAGACCTTGTTAAAATTAGCTCGCTCCTTAGACGCACGGTGTTCTGTAACCGACTGATTGACATCAAGAATGGTCTTAGCCGCACTGGTTAGCGAATTGTTTCCTGATGATCCAGAGTTTGTAAAGCTAACCTCATCATCAAAGGTCACCGAAAGATACACTTCTTCTAGAGCGTCAAAGGTATAACTAACTGCCTTTTTCTTAACATCTACCTTGTGCTTTTGACTTTTAAGAATGACTGTATCTCCCAGATGGACTTCTTGACCATCAAGCTGATAAGCTTCAACGGTTATCTGTCTAGAGATGCTATCGATGTGCTCATGCGTGAACTTAGCCATCGCCCATTGGCGCAATTCTTCCTCTCTCTGAAGTGTGTTATTCTCATACCGTGCTTCGTGGACATAAGGGTATTGGTTAATGAGGGGACTTTCCACAACGACAGAAAGAACGGTATCCTCATCACTACCTTCTGCCTGAAAGGTTGAGGTCGCATAGATGCGCGTAATGACCTTCTCAGAATCACCCTTATCCTCAAAAGCTTTCAGATTGTGATGGCTTGTGAGAATAACTCCCTTATCGTTGCCACGGTGCTGCTTAACTATCAGCTGAAAGTTATCACGAACGAGCTCACCTTCCCAGGTTCCAAGGATGGAATGTTTACCATCCATTAGAGCTTGATAAAGTGTCAAGTCTTCGTCAGACACATAGGTATGACGCTCCGTCACATCACTGTCAAAGCTAAAAAGTCCTAAATCAGATGGACAAGCCTCAACCAGCCTCATCAAGGCTGATTGACAAGTCGTGTTAGTCGCTGAAAAAGGCTTAACCTGACGCTTCATCACATCATCAGAAATGTGATAACACTCAAGCTCTATCGTATCGTCTTGAATCTTTACCTGCTTAACACGAAAGAGCTGCTTTCCCAAATCAGGAGTTGGACACAAAATCAACTCATCTGCTCTAAGGGTTTCATGAATACCTGAATCCGTAATCGGATAAGTTAAATGGAGCTGAAAGGTGCTATTCAGCTCCTCTTCTACCGTTGCACTCACCGTTTCAAATAATGGCTGACCATTCCATTTCGGTGTCTTTGTTTGACCGTCAAGAAGGTAAAGCATCATACCCACCCCCAATTCGTCTCAAAAGTGAGCGATAATATCCCACTACCCAAAACAACACCAACAGACTGAGTTGGATGACTGGCATCAATCGTGATAAAATCCCCAGACCACTTGGCAGCTTTCCCTGATAGGGTCTTAAAACTAGGACGATCAGGGTGATTAACCATAACAAGAGGCTCTGTAAATTTCTCAATGCGGATCACCTGGTCACCTACCGTGAATGAGGTTTCTGACACCGATTGACCGGTGATGGTAATGGTAGGAAAGGCAAGGGCAGAGCCTTGTGTTTTTAACACACCATTGGCACTCAAAACTTGCCTATCCACACTCTTAAAAAAGCGAGTGGGGTGACAGATAAAGGTCACATCAATCACATACACATCGTGGCCATCCTGCTTGATGTCAAAGCTATCCGTTCGGTAACACCAAAGCCTGGTGAGCTTAAGGCGTTCACTTTCTAGCCAAAAACCTTCCTGCATGAGATAAGCCGAGAACTCATTGACCTCTTTCTCACTCGCACCAATCAGGTACAAGCGGTAAGGCTTTTCAATCACATCACGGTGTTTATTGGTTTGAACAATCGCCCCACTCAACCCACGATGGTCTAAGAGTTGCGTTTTAGACCGTGGCACTTGAACGCTCGGTCTATCTTCCACAAGCACTTTAAAAGGAAAAGACGAGGTGCCTTTTCCATTCAGTACCAATTCATTATGTTTAATCACACTGTTCCTCCTCTCAGTAAAGCTTGTCGAGTCATTTCATCAGCTAGTTGACCAGCTACATAGTCGGCTAGTTTTTTCATATCAGCTTCTTCACGAATCACAACATCTGTGATATTGACCGTTATGGTTGTTCCCTTGTTAGGCATGGTAGCTGCGATGCTGCGACCGATACTGCCAAGAATTTGGTTATTAAGAGGTAGAACTGCTTCACGTCCTGCTTCTCCTCCAACCATCAAGCTATTTCCTGTCATACCAAATGCCGTTGGCTTGGTGAGAATCCCACCCTTGGCGTACCATTGAATGGAAATCTTAGGTAAGCCACCTTTTAACCAATCAAGTGGATTCGCAGAACCTGACACACTAAAGTGCGGAAGAGGAATATGCGGCCACTTAATCTTGAAGTTAAAGAGGTTCTTAATGGCATTGATAGCTGAAGAAACCGCATTTTTTGCCCCATTGATGGCATTTGTAATGGTTGATTTGACCCCATTCCAGACAGAGGACACTGCGCTTGAAATACCACTTAGGACACCTGAGATGGTTGCTTTCATCCCATTCCAGATAGAAGATACCGTTGAACTTATGCTCGATAGAATCGAACTAATCGTTGACTTGATGCCATTCCAGACATTACTAACGACAGATTTGATACTATTGAGTAAGTTTGTCATAGTGCCTTTGATGCCATTCCAGGAATTGGAAATGAACTGAGCAATGGCATTTAGAACAATCGAAATCAGTGACTTGATGGCTTCCCAAACTGTAGAGACGACCTGCTTGATGGTTTCCCAGGCACCTGACCAATCACCCGTGATAATCTGCATGACTGCCTTGATAATGCCTAAGAGAACATTGATGGCTGTTTCTACGACCACTTTAATGATGTCCCAAGCTGTCGTGATAATCAGTTTGATATTCTCCCAACTGGCTTGAAGGTAAGGGCCAAGAATGGTCATGATGGTTTGAATAACTGTTGAAATGGCTGTCCACACGGTATTTGCGGCTTTAAGGATTAGCTGTTGGTTCTCTGTCCACCAAGTAGTCAAGGTTCCCCATATCGACATAACAAAGCTTGATATCTGTTGGATAATGACAGATAAAAAGGCATAGATGGCATTCCAGATTTCTGTCACAGCTGTCCGAAAGCCTTCGTGATGTTGCCAGAGTTGCTGAATCCCAACAACCAGTAAGGCAACAACGGCAATGACACCAAGAATAATCCCTACGATTGGAGCTGCTGCAGTTATCATCCCCATGATGGTTGTTCCCATAGCCATAGCAGCTGCTTGCAGGGCAATGAAAATCGGGAGGACTAAGCCAAGGGCTGCGACCAAACTTCCGACAATGACAATAAACTGCTTCACAGGTTCTGAAAGACCAGAAAACCATGTAGCAACAGCTTGAAGTAAACTCGCTAATATTTCCAAGATAGGAGCTAGGGTTGCGGCAATAGCATCTCCTATCTCCGCCATCGCTAACTTCGCCGTGTTTTGAGCGGTTGTAAACTTATCAATAGGATCAAGCGTCCCCTCATAGGTCCGTGTTACAATCCCAGCTGCCTTATCAGCTGTTCCTGCTAAATCTTCAAAAGATAAAGCCCCACGCTTGATGGCATCAACCATACGTGGAGCTGCTTTACTTCCGAAGATTTCTGAGGCAAGAGAAAGAGCCTCTGTTTCACTGGTTGAGGCTTTGATTTGCCCAATGGTTCCAGCAAGTCCTTCTTGAAGCGTAAGCCCATCGCCCGCATACTTAACAGCTGCCTTTGAGAGCGAAGAAAGTGCTGCAGAAGAATCAACCCCTGCTTTTTCAAACTGTCCCATCAAGGTGACGCCCTCATCAAAGGAAAGGCCAAGGGCTTTGATTTGTGGTGCTCCCGCTACTGCCTTGTCCATCAACTCTTGGACACCAACACCTGTCGCTTGGCTGGTATAAGTAACCGTGTCTAAAACACTTGATAAATCAGTCGCTTCAAGTCCATAGGCCTCAATCGCTTGCTTGGCTGAAATAGCAGAGCTCGTCACATCACTCCCATTGATCTCTGAGAACTGAATCAACTGGGTAGAGGCTGATTTAAGGGCATCTCCTGTTAACCCAAATTGCGTATTCAACTCCCCTACGGCACTTCCTGCCGTATTAAAATCCGTTGGTAGTTCAGTGGCTAGGGTTTTAGCGATGTCTGTCATCTCTTCAAGGGCAGAACCAGTTGCCCCAGTTTTCGTGACAATGATATCCATCCCCTCATCAACTTCAAGAAATGCGTCAAGCGATTGTTGACCGAAGTCAATCAACTTCTGTGACAACTCTCCCAGTTGGTCGCCAAACTCCATAAGAAGGTCAGCCTTTAAGAGACTATTTGTCTCTTCCAAAGAAGCCTTGGAACTCGCAGAGCTAGAGGCCAACCCCTCCATCTCATTTTGGAGATTGTTATAAGAGGTCTTTGTCTCATTAAGAGTTTTCTCAAGCTTGTTAGCTTCAACCGAATTCTCACCATATTCGCTCTTTGTCAGCGAGAGTTGTTGTCCCAGATTATGTATCTGTTTCTCAAGGATTTCTGAATGAGAAGCAACCTTTTGTTGAGCAAGTGCCAACTTATCAGCCTCACTTGCGGTAGTTGCTAATGCTGATTCTTGTAGCTTAAAGGAACTATTGAGTTTTTCGCTTTCTGACACCAACTGTGCCTGCTCATTTTGGAGACGGTTAAGTTTTGAACGATTTGATTCGACCTGTGTACCATTATCAGAGAGAGCTTTGTTAACACTTTCTAGTTTTGATTCGTACCCCTTTAAGACTGTTTGAGTGCTCTCCACCTCACGCTGAAAGGCACGGTACTGGTCTGCACCGATGTTACCTGCCTTGAACTGAGCCTCGACTTGGGCTTGAGCTTGACGAAGAGTAGCGAGTTTCTCCTTAGTCGTCTCAACTTGTTTGGCTAAGACTTCCTGCTTCTGGGTCAAAAGAGTGACATTTCCAGTATCAAACTTGAGTGCCTTGTCAATCTGACGCAATTCTTTAGTGGCTTCAGAAGCCTGTTTATTCACACCCTTTAAGGCATTTTGTAAGGGTTGGGTATCACCACCAATTTCAATGGTGATCCCCTTAATGTTTCCTGCCATCGTCACTCCTCCTCCCTACTAGAAATTGTCAAAGTCTGCTTGGGTAGCTTTGCGAACACCAGTCTCACCTCGACTTCGAAGTTCCACATAATCAGTCTGGTAATCCAGAGCCATGCCAATCGAGATATACTTCAAGTCGTCAATGGAAAGACCTGTCTCCTTACAACAAGAGAGGTAACTCTCTACCGTGAAGACTTCCTCACTCGCTGTTTCTGATTCATCTGCTTTTTTCTGGTAGTCATCCCTTGGTTAAGCATGGACATCAAGACTGGTCCAACTTCCTGAAGTGGGAACCCCTCCATCGACATAAAGAAATCCTCGAAGGGTTTGATTCGAGGATTGGCTGACTTGGCAAATACCCAAAAGAGACGGTGGAAAAAGGTCATGTCGAAATCAGACAAGATAGATAGGTCAATCTGACTAGCCTTTAACTCTTCCCCCTCTTCCAATTGCTCAAGTTGAGTCATGATGGATTCCGCACTTAACATGTTAAAGAGATCCTGGAAATAATCCTTTCCGAATTGCTCCTTATAAGCAATCGGTGTATAGGCATTCGTTGCCAAGGGATAGGTTTTCCCAGCAATGGTGATATTTTGTCGCATGTTCTCCTCCTTTAAGCAGCTGGTTCAAAGACAGACTTAAACCAGTTCTCACGAATCTCATCACTGGTTTCTTCAGTCGTTCTGCGGCGAACAATCTTATCAAGTGGGCGTGGACTTGCCGTAAAGGTCAACTCTACCTCATTGATATCAGACCCAGACTTGGTTTTAGAGCCTACAGTTGGACGTGAAGCGTAACAATAATAGAGAACATGAAGGGTTTCTTTTTTGTCCCCTTCAAATCGAAACATCAGTGCAAAGTTTTTCTTCTCGCTATTTGCAATCTCTGAAATGGTGTTAGTTGTCGCATCCAATTTCTCACCTAGAACACGAGTCAGAAACTCCTGTGATAAGAGGGCAACTTTCAGTGTTCCCTCATAGCCGTCATTAGATTCAGTCGTGTAAAAGTTGATGTTGTCTGCCTTGTAAGACCCCTTGTCTCCAGTGGGTTCAAGGGTTAGTTCTGCAGCACCACGAAGTCGCTCGACAGTGCCATAAGTCAAAGCCCCGTCAGCTCCCTCACTGGTGACTTCTGCCCAGTGGACATCTTGTAGGCCAAAGGTGACCTTGTTTTTTTCTGCCATGGTTATCCTCCTAATAGTGTGATGGAATAAATGGTTTGGTAGAGTTTCTCACTAGTGATGTAAGTCTCTACCTTGTCAAAATAAAGACGGTGGGCATCAAGAACTGATTCCACCGTTTCTTCTGTCACTAAATCTTTCTTTGTTGTGTACAGCTCAATCTGAACATTAAGCCCTTTGTGATAAGTCCAGTTATCGGCCCCAAGATTATCTGAATCAGTGACTAGATAAACCATAAAGGGCGGACTGGGGCTGTGCCCTTCCTCAAAATGGTGATAGGCTACTGGGAGTTTGGTTGCTTTCAAGACACGGAAAAGCTCTTCAAATCTCATAGACCACCTCACAGTTTCTGTCGCAATTTGTCTTCAAACGACTGAATCGCCCTTTTCTCGACAGGAGCGATGTGCTTTCTTCCTTCCACCCGACCACCGTTTTGTTTGGCATGCCCATCTTCAAGCAGATGCGTCAGCCCTGGTGTTCGGTTGTGAATAGTTTTGGTCAGAGCCGTATTGGTATCAGTCGTTGCCTTACTCGTCCACCCTTTAGCATATTTCCCACGTCGCTTTGGGGAAGTCACCTTTAAGGTATCAACGGCATCGTCTGTCACTTCCTCAACCACCTCACGCATGACATCTGTGGTCTCTTTGGTATAAGTCGTCAGCTCCTTTTCGATGACAGAAACTAAATCATCAAGTCCAATCTTAGTCATAAAGCTCCTCCTTGGTCGCAACGATGTAAATCAAGCTTCGAGCCACAGTATCGCCATCAATGGACTCGATAGCATAATACTGGTCACGAAAGTAAATTCGAGTCGTTAAAGAATTAAGAGCAAGAACAGCCTTATCGTAGCGCAAGGTAAACTGCACCTTGTTATGAATCAGTTTTGTCGCACTCCCATCACTTTCAGTTAAAGCTAGTGGACGACAAGAACACCAACGCATAAAGAGGTCATCCCAAATGGCTAACTCGTTTCCGATGTCGTCCTGCTTGAGTCGCTTTTCTTGAAAGACCAACTGTTCTCTTAGAGGCGCAATCTTCATCAGAACACATCCTTCCTATCTGCCAAAAGCAAATGATAGAGAGTTTCCTTTAACTCCTTGTGATTGGCTTCTTCACGGTGTTCATAAAGATAGGCAACCCCATAGAGGATTGCCGTTTTTAGAACTTCTGAAGTGGAGGTCTCACGAAGAATATCTTCACAAAGCTGGCGACTTGTTGCCATCAACTGTTCGATAAGATAGTCCTCTTCACCATTTTCCACTTTCAGATAGAGCTTGACTTCTTCTAACGTCATCATGACGTTTTACCTTTGACAGTCAAAACCTTAACAGCTTCAGGAAGGACGAGTTTCCCATCCACACGTTGGCTGGCAAGAAAGCCAATCTGACCATTGTTGGCATAAAGCTCATTGAGACGCTTGAAGGTACGCCCTTGACGGTCCGCAATCCAGTAGTAAGAGAAATCACCAAAGGCAATAGCTTTGTTTCCTGCTTCTGGAAGTGGCGCAAAAGTTGACGTGTAGTAAGGACGGTTGAGAATCAAATCAGGTTGACCAGCTTGTGTTGATGGTTGCCAGATGTAATTGCCGTTATTGTCCTTGAGCTTACGGATTGCTTTAACCGTAGTATCGTGGAGAATCCAGACTGCATTCTTACGGTAAGGAGCTGGCAGAGAGTGGTAAAGCTCAATCATGTCATCAAAGGTGATGTCTTTGGTTGCGGTCGTTGGTCCTTCTACGTCTGCTTGCGTAAAGATACCTGTTGGTTTTTTAGAACCATCACCCTCCAAGAATGATTTTTCTTCTTCTGTACCGATGCGGCGTGCAAACTCAGAAGTCATGTAAGACTCAAGGTCAAAGACAGAGTCATTGAGCAATTCTTCAGAGATACGGATTGCTGTACCAATCTTATGAGAATCAAGAGTTACTTGGCCAAAGGTTTCATCTGTCTCTGGATAGAGCCCATTCTCGTCCATCCAAGAGGCAGAACCATGACCAGTAACAACTGGAATCTTACGCTCACCACTAGAGGTTTTGATAACAGTTGCCAAGCTACGGAAAAAATTTTCTTCCTGAAGCCCTTGTACCAATTTCTTCTCGTATTCATCAGGGACAAGGTGTCCGCCTTCTGTGTCTTCACCGACACGAAGAACATCCTTCACATCATAGAAGTTTCGCTTACGGACACTGGTCCAGAAAGTCTGGGTGTAGATGTCTGATGCCACACCTTTCTTTTCATCTTCTTTTTGATTATCGACAATGACTGTTGGCTGAGTTGTTAGGGCTTGTGAAGCTGGTTGCGCCAGTTCAAGGTCAATCTTTTCTTGACGCTCCAAACGTGCAATTTCTCTATTGTATAACTCGATTTTGGCTTCCATTTCTTCATAGCGTTTGGAGTCTTCATCGGACACTAAACCGTCTTTCGAGCGAACAGTATCAAGAAAGGCTTTTGCTTGAGCCCAGGCAGCGTTACGTTTTTCTTTCAATTCAAGTAGTTTAGACATAGGTACTCTCCTTTTATTTCAATAGGTTCAATCGTTTTTCCAATTGATTGAAGGGGATCGTTTTCTCTGGTTTGGGTGGTTGAAGAGTTGCTTGTAGTTTCACCACCAAATCATGAACCGCAGTTACTCTGCTAAAGGTATAACTATTTTGATGGCCCTGCTCGGATGTCTCCTCTTTCTCAAAGAGCACTTTATCCGCAAAACCAAGCTCCACAGCTTTCTTGGCATTGAACCAAGATTCCGAATCCATAAGATGAGAAATCTTGGTTCTGGAAAGTCCAGTTCGAAGCTCATAAGCATTGATAATGGACTCCTTGATTTCACCAAGCATCTCAATGACCTTGGCCATATCTTTAGCTTCACCTTGTGCAAACGTCCATGGGTTATGAATCATCATCATGGCAACGGGACTCATGGAAACGGTCGTCCCAGCCATGGCAATGACACTGGCAGCACTTGCGGCTAGACCATCAATGATGACATGAACATCACCTTTGTAATCCATAAGCATGTTATAGATTTGAGCCGCCGCAAACACATCACCCCCTGGACTGTTAATCCAGAGGGTGATATCGCCTTTGCCTGAAAGCAAATCATTCTTAAAGAGCTGCGGGGTGACTTCATCCCCAAACCAAGTCTCGTCCGCAATCTGTCCCTCAATCCGAAGGGTGCGGACTTCTCCTTCGTCAGTAAAATTCCAAAATTTACGCATCTTCTTCCTCCTCTGGTGGGTCTTCAGCTGGTCCCGTTTCCGTTGGTTGCTTCATGAAACCACCAGCATCTTTTAATTTGGTCATGTTGCCGTTAATCAAGTAAAGGTTTCCGCCTTCTTCATCAGACAACAAGTTCAAGTCTTCTAACTCACGGATGTCATTAGTCGAAAGCCACCCATTTTGACGTGCAATGGCATAGCCATTCATTCGGCTTTGGTAATCACCACGAAGCAAACCATCTACGTTGAACTTGATCAGGTAGCGTTTCTTTTCTTCAGGTAAAAAAAGAGACCTCTTGAAGGCCTGTTCCAAACGAACTACCCAAGGGTCTAAGGTATATTTCACAAATTCAAGTGACTGCTGTTCGATATTCGAAAAAGACGACTTCTCCAAATCCCCCACCATATGGGGTGGAATGCGGTAAAGCCGTGCAATTTCGTTAATCTGAAACTTCCGTGTCTGTAGAAACTGGGCTTCTTCTGGTGGAATACCAACTTGGGTGTACTTCATCCCCTCTTCAAGAACAGCTACTTTATGGGCGTTGGTCGCCCCATTATAGACTGCATTCCACGAATCACGAACTCGTTTAGGGTCTTTCAAAATCCCTGGGTGTTCTAAGACACCGCCCGGGTTAGCTCCATTTTTAAAGAATGCGGCCCCGTAGTTTTCGGTCGCAAGGGTCATCCCAATCGCATTTTTTGCCATGGCAATCGGTGAGTAGCCAATCAGGCCATCAAAGCCAAGTCC